ACCAAAACGGGTGCGCTTATGGTGCGCCGCGTTATATCCGTCGCTCGCCATTGGACGGATGCGGATGGCCGATTCCACGAAGACTTCGATGAGTTCGAACTGTCCTCATGGGGGCAAGTGGCTGAGAAGATTATGGAAGTCGCCAATGGCGCGCTGGTGCGTGTCAAAGGCCGTGTGAAGGTTGAGAAGTGGTCGGACGGTGGTGACACGAAATCAGCCGTTCGAATCGCTGCCGAGAACGTCACTATCCTTTGTTACTGAGCGAATGAGTAAATCAAACAAACCCATCGTTGCCGTTGACCCTGGTGTCGGCGGCGGATTCGCAGTCAACACACCGGACGGAATCGTCCTGTTAAAGATGCCGGAATCACTGCCGGACATCTGCGCGCTGATCAATCAGCTAAAGGTGGCCAACTCAGAGTTATGGATCGAGGAGCTTCCGAACTTTGTGTCCCCCATGACGAAAAGCTCGTCGATGGCCGTGCTTCACAGAAACCTTGGTCGGGTTGAAGCTGCTGCATACGCATACGGATACGCTCTTCACAGAGCAGCTCCAAAAGCGTGGCAGGCTCCGTTAGGACTCGGCGGGAAAGCATCGTGCAAGGATTATTCCGATTGGAAGCGCAAGCTTAAGGCGAAGGCCCAGGAATTGTATCCACACCTAGATGTGACGCTTAAGAACTGCGACGCCCTGCTGATTCTGCACTATGCCATGGGAGGCGGCAGATGATCCGCAGATCCAATCGCCCTCCAACGGAGAGCGAGATAAAGCAAATGCTCATCGCGGCCTTCTGCATGGGCATGATTATCACGTCCGCGTACTTCATCCTGTTCATCCTCAAATGAGCGAGAGCGACATCAAACCTCTCGCAGAGGAGACGGACGTTGAGACGCTTCGAGCGGCCATCGCAGAGTACCAATGGTTGGCCAAGACCTTATTCAAATCTTTGGGGTGCGGATGCTACGGAGGACATGACCTCTGCTACAACTGCACCCAAGCTGAGAGACACTACAAACACACAACCGAGACATACAAATAATGAGCGCAATTAAACAACAGACAATCCGAGTGGCAGACGCAGATGAATCCACGCCAAGAATAGACTTCGCCTACATCGACAAGAAGTACAAGGAATGGCTGGTTCGCCGTGGATTTTCCAATGAACTTGGAAACGAACTTGGAATGCGAAGGCCAAACGGACGACGTGGCAAACGAATTGACCCTGATGAAATCTGAAATTACGCGAGAACAACTGTTGAAGGAAGCGCCTCGGCTGATCGAGTATGCCATTCTTCGCGGCTGGATGACTAAGCCCAAACCAAAATCTGATGACGCTTGGCATTGCAGTGGATCAGGACATCTCGACGACGCTTCAGACGATGAAATACAGGAACTCCGCAAAAAGCTCGGTGGAGGTTGAACTCCTCTCCGACGACGTAGAAATACGGATCGGGGAAACCAAGTGGGCAGGCGTGGCCTACATGCGCGAAGGCAAGAGCAAGGTCTACGTTCGAACCAAAGCCGAATTCAAGGCCAAGTTCGTTCTGGTCGATGCGAAGCCCTAACCTCTACATCGCCGCACAAGAGCAGCTCTTTGCGAAGTTTCAGTCACGCTCCATCGCCATCCAGCATTGGAGCAAGTACCTGATGACTCCCAAAGAGCTTGCTCTCCTTTTTCAGAAATTAGAGAAATCAAATTCTGTTCTTCGCGAGATAGCCAAGACTGATCTCGGCCAAAGCGGGGAATTAGCGAGAAAACAACTTGGAATCGAATGAATCAATCAAAGATCGACCGTGCGCGTGCGTGGATTAGAAACACGCCAGGAGCCGTCAGCGGACAGGGCGGTCATAACGCAACCTTCGCAGTAGCAACCGCGCTCATACACGGTTTTGAGCTGAATGCGGGGGATGCGGAGACGCTCCTGCATGAGTACAACTCGAAATGCCTCCCACCATGGAAGCCGAACGAGTTGGCGCATAAGCTCGATCAGGCGTCCAAGGTTGCGCACGACAAGCCGCGTGGATGGCTTCTCGAATCGAATTCCGGCATGGTGCAGGGCGGAACTCCAGTATCACCCACCGGCAAGTTCGTGGTGCGAAAGATCCAAGCAATTCCGCAATCGGACTTTCGATTTTCAACCATAGATTTCTTAAAAGCCTGCTTTGAACCAGATGAAGTTGTCTGCATCTGCAATGACATCGTAAGCGACGACGAAGGTCGGACTCGGCCAAACTCCAAGGGTACATTCCTCAAGCGCGACGAATGGATTAAGAGCCACTTCACGCCGCCCATCAGCGCCATGTGGAACGGTCCTGACAGCCGTGGCGCATACGTCCGCGTCAACCCGTGCTTCGATGAGAGCGGTTCTGATTCCGGCGTGGCAGCGTTCCGCCATGTGCTGGTCGAGATGGACGAGAAGACCAAGGACGAGCAATGGACAATCCTCAAAGAATCGAAGCTGCCGATGTCCGTCGTCATTGATTCTGGTGGCAAGAGCTTGCACGGCTGGGTACGAGTCGATGCGGCGAACAAGGAGGAATGGAGCGAGCGTCGTGATGTCGTCTATCGCCAGCTAGAAGCTCTCGGCATCGATCCAAAGAATAAGAACGCGAGCAGGTTCAGCCGGTTGGCCGGTGTGATGCGCGATGGCAAAGAGCAGAAGCTGTTGGCCATCAATGTGGGTGTCGTGAACTGGGATGCGTTCACGGACTATCTGGAGTCGCAGGACATGCCTCAGGAGTTCTCGCTCGATAGCATCATCGAGTACGACCCGAAGAATGATCCTGACAATCTGATCGGCGACAGATGGTTACGTCGCGGTTCATCGCTTCTCTTCGTAGGCCAAAGTGGTTGCGGCAAAAGCTCGATGGCCGCGTATCAGGGGATGAAGTGGGCGTCCGGTGAAGCGTGGTTTGGCGTAAAGCCAGTCCGGGCGTTAAAAGTGGCTTACATCCAGGCGGAAAACGACATCGCCGATCAGCATGACGCACTCAAGGGGGCGGCTCAGATGACGTTTGGAAAGGAGAACTGGGAGCGAGGATTGCGGAGCGTTGACATGCTCTTCTTCCGCGAAACGGTTCGAACCGGAACAGACTTTGCCACAATGCTCCGTCGTCTTGTTCGCAAGACCAAGGCTGACGTGGTTTACATTGATCCACTGCTCTCCTACATGGGTGGCAATCCTGCGGACATCGAGGTCTGCGCGAACTTCACACGGCATCTGCTCCAGCCGATTATGATGGAGACAGGCGTTGTCCTGGTACTTGTCCATCACTTCCCGAAGCCGAAGGGTAAGGACGACAAACCGGAGAGCGTGGCAGATTTGGCCTACTCAGGATTCGGATCGTCGGATCTGACGAACTGGGCGCGCGAGGTGATTGTGATGAAGGAGGTTGGCTTCAACAATCCGCGCAAGTTCATGCTCGGCATGGCGAAACGGGCCGACCGTTCCGGCATGACTGACAAGGAAGGAAAAGTCACCGGATCGATTATGATCCAGCGTGGTACAGGCGGCGACATCTCATGGAACTACGCAGAGCCTGAGAAGTTTGTCGTTGATAAGGAGTCGGCTAAGAAACCGTACTCCAAAGGCCGATATCCTAGGCGTTAGCCTTCTCACGCTCGGCACGGCGACGACCTTTGGCGGCAAGAGACAAAAACCGCTTCTTGCCGTATTTTTTCATGCCGATTGCGGCGGCAAGAGCCTTCGGCTCTCTCACACCCTTCTTCTCAAGCTGACCAACCAGCTTCTCGTAACGACCGCCACCGCCAAGTTTCATCTTGTCCATAAATTCAAATAGGGTTTGAGGTTAAAACCGACAGAGCAATCACCAAAATCCATGCAGCGCAGCTCCAATACTTGGGCGTCGTCTTGTCCTTCGCCGTCGCGCAGTTATGCCGCGCGCGGAAGTTCTTACGACGCTCAGGATTGTCGCGTTTGATCTTCATGTTCGGATCGACGAACCGAACGATGACAACCTTGCCAGCCGGATTCTTGACGTACACCGCGCTCTTCTTCCGCTCGCCAGGAGTGTAGAACGGCTTGTTGAGCGTCACCTTACGACCCTTGTAGGTGTTACCTTTTTTGGAGAGAGAGGTTTTCATGGCAGTTCGTTTTCAACCTCAAGCGCCTGTCTGTACTCTTCGGAGTTTTTCCCAAACTCTTGCCTGATGGATTTAACAGTTTGAGACGTAACGTCTCGAAACAGATCGAGTGTCTGAGGATTTGAAAAGGTGACAAACCTTCCGGCGTCGATGTCTTTGATCGGAGTCATCGCAATTTTTCGAAGCTCTGGGTTGGTCAAAAATTTTGACGCAAACTTGTACCTTACCGCTGGCGCGCTGGTAACCACACGGGACAAAAATGAAAGCGCAGCCGGAAGAGTTCCTTGAGCAATGTTTCCACCTTGATATCCGACAAAAATGTAATTGATCAGACCACGATTTACATCGGACGCAGTTTTGGCTGGAACAGGGGTTTCTGCTATTGCCCGAGCAACTTTTTCAAGCTCCTGCCGCCCGTTGGTTCCAAGCAGCGTGTTGGCAGTTTCAAAGAATGGGCTGGCCACTCTTCCTGCGGTTCCAGGGCCAGCAGGTACACCGGCAGAAACCAAATTCAACAGCTTTTGACCATCGATGATATCTCCCGTTTTCGACTGACTCAACAGATCATCAATGAAGAGCGATTGAACATCGCGCAGCACATCGGGCTTTCTGGAGGAAAGTCGTGAAACAAGATTTGCGATCTTTGGTTGATTGTTTGGATCTGAAACAAACTTTGAAATATCGAACGAATTCCTCTCTACAAGTTTGTCCAAACCGAGTTTTGAAAGCTCCGCCTTTACCGACGCATCTTCCTGAACAGCCCGTTTAGCAAGCTGCTGAAGAGCGTTTTTATCGGTCGTGCCAAGCATCTGCTCAACAAATCTAGGATCAGCATTAACAGAAGAAAGATACGCTTCTGGAGATTTAACTGCATTTCTGATATCACCCAAACGCGATTCAGAAATGAACGCGCTTCTCAGGTTTGCATAGTTTGGAAACAGCTTGTTTCTAACCGGCTCCGGCAACCCGTTAATCTTGCTGAACATTTCTCCGACATTGATTCCAGCGCCTTTTCTTCCAGCTTGAGACGCGGTGCTTACAATCGCCTCTTTAACAAGGTCCAACCCTTTTTGTGCGTTTGATGAACCAAGAAGATCCGTCAACATACCAAGATTAGTCTCGGCATTTGATCCGGTTAGACGCGAGATAATCGCCTCTCCAGACAGTCCTCCGCCTTCTCCAATCTCCTTTAGAATACCCTCGCTAAGGTTTCCCCTGAAACGTGTGATATTTTGGGCGTAGTTTTGGTTTGCAGCACCAAGCGCTTGCTGGAGAGCTGGCGTTTGCGAGACAGCCTGATTGATCTGATTGGCAGCAATCTCAGCAAGCTGAGCTTTTGTCCTGACATCAACCCCCGGCAAAACGCCGGATTGCCGAATCTGTCGAGAAAGGTTGGAAGCAAGATTTCTAGCTTCTTCAAGCGTTGCGGTGCTGACAAGATCTTCGACCGCTGCAAGTGCTGCACGTTGGCCAGCAGGCGCGGCAATTACCGAAATATTTCCTCCGGTGGTTTTTGCGAGATTTAATCCTGCCGAGTTGGCGTAATCAATCAGCGGCTGAAGATCAACGGCAGTTTGAGAGTATTCTGGAAGCGATTTTGCCTTGGTGTATGCCGCATTCCAAGATGTCCTAGCCGACTCAAGGGAGTTTTCAGCGAGGTCTTTAAGATCGTTTCCAATTGAAGCAACGCTTCTTCCTGGCGCAAAAAATGACTTTCCAACCTGAAGCACACGTTGTTCAGCGTTGTTCACGGAGTTTGCGGCTCTTGAGGCAAAGTCGTTCACAGCCATTTCCGCTTGCTTACCAAGCCCCTGACGCTGCGGATCAAGAACATCAAAAACCTGCCTGCTAATTTCTTGGGGGGTACGGTTTCCTCTCGGCGTGTTAGCGGCTCGATGCAACGCAAGTTCGTAAATCTGCGTCATCGCTTCAGGGTCAGGCTCTGCACCCTCAAGCGCCATTTTCCTAGAAATCGATTTAGAATTTATCGCCTCAGCAAGCGAGATTGGAACCTGTTGGCCACTTGCGCTTTCAATGGTCTGAACAGACCTCAATGTTTTGAGTTGATCTGGAGTCAAATCAACGGGTCGAAAAAGATTCGCAACAGTCTCGTTGATCAACCCAAGTTTACCACCAAGAGCCTTTAATCCTGCCATGCCAACCCGAAGCGGCTCTCCAATAACAGGGCCAAGGACACCTCCGATTGCGGTTTGTTTAGCAACTTCGCCAACCGCTTCCGCTGGCTTGCCTTCAGTTGCAAGTTCTGCGGCTTTTGGGATTGAAGCACCTGCACCGCTAATTCCACCAAGAGTAGCTTGACCGCCAGTTCTTTGGAGCAGTTTTCCAGCCATTGCTGCGCGAGCAAGAGCCGGGAATCTAGCAGCAGCCATTTCTGGAGCGGCAAAACCAAGGGCTATTGATGCTGCACCTTCTGGAACCGTTTCGTCAAACATCGACGGCGCACCCGCCGCAGCAAGCCGAGCCTCTTCCTCCTGCATCACCTGACCCATGCGAGCAGCATCGCTCATGGTGGCCTGCTTAACCTGTTCGGGTGTTAGTGCGGAAACAAGGCCCTGCTCTTCACGGCGGCGCATCTCGCCAATGGTTGCCGATTGATTTACAGCTTTAGCAAGTTGAGCGGTTGAGCCAACAGCGGCAACAGTTTCAACAGCTTGGACTGGCTTTGCAGAAGCCTCGTCAAGCACCTCAAAAGGTTGATTCGGATCGAATGGCATAATTATTGAGCAACCTCAACGTAAGTGTTGGTTGATTCGTCTAGCTGATAGATTTTACCGCCCTGCCTAACACGCTTTGGATTTTTAGGCGCTGCGGGTTTAGGCTGACCTTCAATTTTCAAAATCTCCTGTTCGCCAATGATTCCCTCAAACGGAGATTTCATCCTATCTTTAGCCTCTTGGAAAAGCGATTTTAGCCCATTCAAACTTTTCCTTACCTGCTCTGGGCTAGATGTTGCAAAACCATAAGAAAGCAATCGTTCTGCTCTTTTTGCATCACCTTCCGTAAGTCGTCCGGTTTCAGAAAGCAATCCTCTTGCAGACAATCCAGTTAGTATGCCAAATTTTTGATTTACGTCTAATTGGGATTGGTTTAATCCGCCTCCAAATTTTGGAACCAGCGGTATTTTTTGCCCCAAACTTCTAGCAGCACCTTTGACATTAAATGCGTTCTTAAGTTCTGAATCATTTATGCTGTCTATTAATTCAATCGCGGCATTGGCCGATTTGATTCCATTGAACAACTGGGTCTGAAGTTGCTGCGGAAGCGCCTTCTTGAACTCAAATTCTCCAGAAGGGCCGACGATAATGTCCTGACCACTCTTAGCCGCCGCAGCTTTAAGAACCTGAAACTTGGCGTCCTTTTGGTCTTCAGCAGATTGCTGCCAATCAGCAAGTGCAGCTGTCAAGGGGGACTTTTGCGCTTGTTTTGCGCGCATTGTCTGAATTGCTTGAAGTTCAATTTCAGGAGCAAGTCCAAGCGCCCTAATCGAATCTTCACTTGCAAGACCTGCAACCGAAGAAATTTTAGCAGCCTTTCCGAGCTGCTCTTCTTCTGTGCGCTTTTTAGCAATTAACGCATCATCAATGACGTACTTTCCGTCAGCGGTTCGCGTTAATGCACCATATTTTCGAGCGTCATCAATTCGTTTTCCCTCAAGCTGATCAGTAAAAGCGGCAAGTTTTGCCTGCTTCTTCAACAGCTCTGCGCGAGCAGAATACGGCTCAAGGCCGTTGATGAGTCGAGTAGCCTCCTGATTGAACTGCTTTGATTTAAACCGAGGAAGCGCAGGCATTGCAGCACCCTCTGTCGTGCTGTTCAAAAAGTCTGAAACTTGCTGATTGAAGTTCTGAAAAGCGTCGTATTCCAGATTCTGCGCCTCCGACTCTGCCAGCGCATCGGCATACGCCTTCGACTGAATCTTATTCTGAAGATCCGCCTGACGCTGGCGCATGATCTGATCAGCCGTCTGAATCTGAAACTGCTCCATCATCCGCGCCTGCGTCTGTGCGCGGTCGAACAGGTTTGCACCTAGCTGAAATGCTTGAAGAGATTGGTCGGCCATAAGATTAGCGTCCGTAGTTTGAAGAGCCGTACTCCGGGAATAGGCTCGTAGAAAGCGGTGTGATATCCGACCTCGTTGGAGTCGGCGCATAGAGATTCGGATAAATCTCAGGATCGTTCTGAGGATTGTACGATGGTGACGGCCCACGTTGGCCAGCCATCAACCCCTGATACATTCCGTACTGCGACAGCGCGCCACCGGCAACACCGCCAAAGTTGGTAAGCGCAGTCTGTGCCGCCTGCTGCATCGGCGACGGAGCAGCAGCAACCTGAGCAGCAGTCAAATCACGCCCGTACATTCTAGCCTGCTGTTCTTGAATCGCGCCGATCCGTTGAGCGGGTGTGATGAACATGCTGCTCACTGAGAACGGTTGGGCCATTCCAAATGCTCGCTGCTGCTGGATAAAGTTCTGAGCCTGAGCAAGACCCTGATTCTGAATCTGCATTGATGTCAGACCCAAGTCGCGCGCAGTAAGCGAACGACCAAATCCAGAGCCAGCACCGAATCCTCCAGACAAAGCTCGTCCAGCAGTCGAGCGTTGAACCTGAGCGGAAACCTCGGGCGAAAGCTCACCGCGCAACGCTGCGCCGATATTCTGACCAGCCTGCTGAACGATCTGGTCATAGCCAGGAATCGCACGTCGAAGCTGAGTTTCAAGCAATGACTGTTCGGCTGCTGTCGTCCGCTGAGCAAGTTGGGTGGCAGGTTCAAGCGAAGCAATGTTCTGCTGAATTGCCTGTTGCTGCTCACGCGCAAAATCAATCGGCTTCAGCTCAGGAACCTTCGGCTTACGTCCGCCGAAAAGCCCACCGAGCAAGCTCCCAACGCCGGAGATTGCCGCTCCGCCCAAAATTGCCGTTCCCGGGTCGATCATAAATTATCCTTTAGGTTCAGAACCATTGAGAAAACCCTCCGCCATTCAACCCGACTCCGACCATTCGGATGGTTGCCACAGCGTCGCCCAAATACTGCATCGTCTGCTCCTGCACAGCTTGAACAGCTTTGGCTTCGTAGGCCACTGCTTCCTGAATCAAATCGTTCTCCTCCTTGCGAATCGCCATGACCATCAGCTTGATGGCGTCGGGACACGGGGGAATGAGGTAGTCATTGACGCTCGTCGCGTTGATGTGGCGCATCTTCGCCATGACCGTCACCGGCTTATCCTCGTCGTTGTTACAACGATCTGTCAGGTAACTGCGACGATACTGCGGCAAAGTTTCATCAGGGTCGTAAACTGCCAGATCCGTTTCCAGAGCGGTCGTCGCATCGTACTCGTACAAGCGGCTGACCGTGTTCGTGGCCTCACGAATGACGCCGGTCAGTTCGATAAATTTCTTGGTAGACTGAACGTACGGCAAAGCGAGCGTCAGCTT